AGCCGTCCGCCATGTCGGTCGATGACCTGAAAAAGGAAATCATGGAAGATAAGGCGTTCGCGCCGCTCATTATCGGCAGCATGGCAAACGGCTCTGGTGCTCCTGGCGGCAAAGGTACCACCGGTGTCAAGACCATGAAGCGAGCCGCATTCGACCATCTTGGACCCGTTGATCAAGCCATTTTCATCCGCACAGAAAAAGGTGTGGTGGTAGATTAAATCTTGACAACATGAAATAGACTGTTATTATCGCGGTATAGACACCAAACCGGCAGCGCCGGCTAGGTCTCAGGGCAGCGCCCATAGTGTATATCACTGGGGCGCTGCTTTTTTGTTGGTGACCCCTAAACGCAAATTTAGAGGGTTACAATAATGGCCGAGAATACTATCACCGGGCTGGTGCCGGATATCTATGAGGCGCTCGACGTAGTGTCTCGGGAGCTTACAGGGTTTATTCCTGCTGTCACCATGAGCGCATCGGCACAGCGTGCCGCGCTGAATCAGACTATCCGCGTTGACGTTGAGCCCGCCTCTGGAGCTGGTTCTACCATCACCCCTGCAATGACTATCCCGGAACCGACCGAAGAGACCTCCGGCTATACCGATATCGTCATCACCAATGCCAAGGCGTACGAATTTGGGTTCATCGGTGAGCACCAGAAGGGGCTGAATACCGGGCCGGGTTACGGCAATGTGCGTGCAAGCAAGATCGCACAGCGCATCCGGCGTCTTGTGAATGACGTGGAGACCGATCTCGCTGCACTGCACGCCACCACCTCACGCGCCTACGGTACTGCGGGGGCAACCCCGTTTGCCACCGCTGCCGATTTTACCGACGCCTCATTTACCAAGAAAATCCTCTTGGACAACGGTTCGCCAGAGTTCGACAACCACTTGATCATGAACACCACCGCAGGCGCAACGCTGACTGGTAAGCAGGCAGCCGCAAACGTGGCCGGCACTGATTCGATTCAGCGCCAGGGCATCTTGCTGCCGCTTGCTGGCCTTGACCTTCGCCAGTCCGCGCAGGTTGTCGACTTCACCAAGGGCGCGATGGCATCCGCAACCACAACCGCTGCCGCTCTGACTGTTGGCCAGACCGTCATCCCGCTGGCAACCGCAGGAACCGGCGTTGTTGCGGCTGGCGATATCATCACCATTGCCAACGATACCAACAAGTACGTTATCACCGCCGTGTCGTTCGCAGGCGCAAACCCGGCATCCGGTGACACCATCACCATCGGTGCTCCTGGAATCCGTGTCGCTCAGACCTCGGCAGCCTACGCCATCACCGTAGTCGCCAGTTCTGCCCGAAACATGGTATTCAACCGGTCTGCTATCGTGCTCGCTGCTCGCGCACCTGCCAGACCGGAAGAGGGCGACATGGCGGAAGATGTGATGATGGTCACCGACACGCGTTCTGGGCTGACGTTCGAGTTCTCGATGTACAAGGGCTACCGCAAAGTGCGGTATGAAGTCGCTCTTGCATGGGGTGTGAAGAACATCAAGCCGGAACATACGGCCATTTTGCTCGGCTAGTGTCTCAACATTGCCGCTTCTTCGAGGCGGCAATCCTGTCTGCACTAAAGAGGTGACCATGGCTACCATCAAAATCAAACCGTCCCATCCGTCGCAGGGCGATTATGTGGTGATTGAAGAGTCGGAGTTCGACCCTGAGAAGCATCAGAAATTCGATGGCAGAGGGCGACCGAAGAAAGAAGATTCCAGACAGACAAAAAAGCCAAAGGATTAAGCAATGGCGCTAACCATCGAAGACGGCAGCATTGTAACCGGCGCAGATAGCTGGGTTACTCGCGCCGAGTTTATCGCTTATGCGCTTGCGCGTGGCGTTACTGTTGCCGATGAAGATGCGACCGATGTTTATCTGGTGAAAGCGGCAGCGTTCATTGATGACCATGAAGCTAATTTGAAAGGATGGCGCGTAGAGCGAGACCAGCCGCTCAGCTTTCCACGGGGTGATTTGTATATCGAGGATTGGTATTGGCAGCCGACTGAAATTCCGCGGCAGGTGAAACTATGCCAGATGGCCTATGCGCTGGACCTGAAATCCGGGGTTGATATTTACAACCCGCCTCAGAATCCCGGATTGATTGCAAAATCCAAGCGAGTCGAAGGCGCTGTATCGGTCAGCTATGCAGTGAGCGACACATCACCGCAGAAACTCGGCAGAACAAGCACAGGCGAGGCTCTATTAGCCTCTCTGCTAAACGCTAATGGCATGTCAGTTATCCAGTTGGTGAGGGCATGAGCGGCTTTTACGATGATATGGCCGCGACGGCTCTTGAACTGCTGGCAGAGTTCGGGCAGTCGGTCACGTTGTCCAGAACCACCGGTGGAAGCATCGACCCGGTAACGGGTGCCGTAACTGCGGGAACTGATGCAAGCGTAATCACCACAGGGCTGATCAAGCCGTACCCCGACAAGATGATAGACGGCACGCGCATCCTTGCCAGCGACCGGGAACTGGTGTTGAGCAATGAGCAAGTTCCGTTGTCGACCGACAAGCCGGTAATTGGAGGTGAAGAATTGGCGATAGTTGATATCAAAACCGTATCGCCAGCCGGAACGGATGTAGTCTACTTTTGCCAGGCAAGAAAATGAGCTTCGCATCCGACATAGAGAAATACGCGAAAAAAACCAAGTCTACCGTTGGGCAGGTTGCTCGGGCTGTGAAGATTGAATTGTTTAGCGGCGTTGTATCCGATACGCGGGTGGACACTGGAAGGCTAAGGGGTAATTGGCTGATACAGGAAAACGCTCCAGCAGAAGGCACAAAGGACAGAGTAGATCCGTCGGGGTCGATCGTATCTGCGGAGATAGCTGAGCAGTCCACAGAGGATGGTGTTACTTATCTGGTAAACAACCTGCCCTATGCCGCAGTGTACGAAGAGAAGGACGGCATGGTGGCAAAAAATATGGCCAGGATAAGGCGGACAGTTAAAGAGGCTGCACGTGGGTAGCGCGGTAATTGATCAGGCGTTTCTCAATACGTTTATCAATGCTGCGTTCGGCCTGCCTATCGCTCATGAAAACATCACGTATAAGCCAGTTCCGGGAACTGCATATGTTGAATTGCTGGTACTGGAAAACGATGTAACGCCGTGGTCACTGAACAGCACGAATGAGACCGATGGAGTGTTCAGGATGATATTACGCTATCCGGCAGATAGTGGCGGGATGGCTGCGAAGTTGAAAGCGGATGAAATGTTTGCCGTTTTCAAGATTGGTGCGGAGGTCTGTTACAACGGAAGCTGCGCCACTATAACCGGACATTCTCGACGGCCAGGCGTTGCCGAGGATGGATGGTACAAAATTGTAGCGGATGCCCGCTACAGGGCATTTTTAGCACGAGGATAAAATTATGGCCGTGATTACAGCTACAGACATGACCGGATCGGGCGCACGCACGCTCACAGAAACCACTTTGGGCGAAAGCGATACGCTTGTTTATGACTCATCCAAGCGACAGGTATTGACGCTGCGAAATGACACCGCTGGCGCTCTGACTCCAAACATTGACGGCGCAGGCGGAACCACAGTTGCCGTGGCGGGCATCGGTAGCGTTGACGTATCCAGCGGGATCACGCTGGCATCTATCGGCGCTGCGGCGCACGTTGCCATTCCGCTGGATAGCATCAACAAATATCTACAGGGCACCGTCACCGTCACCGGTGGAGATGGAATCGTTGCAACAATCATGGAGTTTTGATCAGACCTGATCAATCCAATTAACGAGAGGGAACAATCATGCCTGATGTGAGACTGAGCGTAGGAACACAATTTTATATTTCGGCGGCTGAGCCTGCCACCTATGACGCTGCCGGGTTTGCGGCGCTAACATGGACCGAGGTGGGCGAGGTTGAGAGCCTGGGCGAGTTCGGAGGCACGGCGCAGATTACCAACTTCATTCCGCTGGCAACCGGCATTGTCAAAAAACGTAAGGGTAGCCTTGATTACGGAACCGCGACGGTTGCTATTGGGCGGCTTGCTGGCGATGCCGGTCAGGCGCTCATGAAATCAGGGTTTGACGGCGCGAACAAGGACGTGATCCACAGCGCAAAGGTGTTGAGTGCCGATGGTGCGATTGCGTATTTCACCGGCGTTATCGGTAGTTACACGACTGCCACCAACGACGCAAACACGGTGACAATGGTTAATTGTAACTTGGAACTTGATAACAAGGTTATTGAGGCATAACCAATTCCCCTCGCGGGGATGGCGCTCCACGTTGTCCTGTCAGGGCCTGGAGCGCCAACTTACACAACCCACTGACAGGACCAAATTAACTGACAGGAGTTTTATCATGGATTTATCAGAGCTGATCATCCCCGACACCGCATCCATTCACCTGGAATTTCCAGGAGTTGGAAAGTTGTATGAGGATGACAAGAAAACCAAGCCAGTTGTTATCGAGGTTTATGGACCGGCATCCGACCAGGCGGTGGACTACAAGCGCAAGATGACGCGCAAGGTACAGCATCAAATCGCTAAGAAGGGAATCAAGGGTCTCGGCCAGGGCGATGTTGAAGAGACGGAAATCGATCGTCTGTGCGCATTGACGGCGGGCTGCAAGGGTCTTGTTTATAAGGGCGAGAAAATCACCCGCGAAACTATCCGCAGTGTGTATAGCGACCCGAAAATGGGCTGGATCAGGGATCAGGTCGCTGAAAAGCTTGGCGGATGGGATGATTTTTTGGCCTAAGCCTTGATTCGGCTATCCTGTACGTGAGGCATCTGGGGTGGCTGTCTGCTACCCCAGAGAAGGCGAAAAAGACTCGCAGAGAGTCGATGAAGGGAACCGGTCTTGCAGACAGGGAGCCGGATCAAGAGGCGCAATGGTTGGTATCGGCTGCAACGGAATGCGGCCTATCATCGGCCTCTATGGGTGGGGTATCGGCTGTTACATGGTCAGAGATCAGGGCATGGCAGGAATCGACAGGAGATAGGGGATACTGGTTAGCTAAAGCGGTGCGTACTTTGTCCCTGCATTTCGTGGATGAGTATCACGCGGCTAAAGACCCGCACCGGCCCGCACCGGCTTTTGCAGACATGGAAGAGGATGAACGTAGGGCGGCGGTTGTTTCGCAATTTAAAAACTTTGTAAGGGCGAAAAAATGACAGACGTTGCCAGCCTTGTAATCCGTGCGGACAGTCGAGATGTGCGCAAGGCTGACAAGGATCTTGATAAGTTAACTCGGTCATCGCGCACGGCTGAAGGTTCGACCAAAAGACTGACCGCTGGGTTTTCGGCAATGGCGGGCGTTATAAGGACAATGATGCCATTGCTCGGTGTGATGGCGGTTGCTATGCAATTCAAGGAGGCTGTGAGACAGCAGGAAGAATTGCAGCGCAATCTATTGCGTACCGATCAGTTATTGAAAACTACGGGTGCATCCGCATGGACAAGTTCGCAGAGATTGCATCAGCAAGCCAGGGATTTGGCCCGCGCAACACTGCAATCAACAGAAGGTATCATGGCGGCTCAACAGGTTATGTTGACCTTCAGAAATATCACCGGCGAAACATTCGACCGCGCACAAAAGGCCGCGCTTGATATGGCCTCTGCTATGGGGACCGATCTCAAGAGCGCAACCCTTCAATTATCCAAAGCACTCGAAAATCCAGTAACCGGCATGAACGCGCTTACCCGGTCTGGAACGGTATTTACCGAAGAGCAAAAAGAAATAGTCAAGGCGATGGTGGCTGCTGGCGACAGCATGGGTGCGCAGTCATTTATCCTCGATGAGCTTGAAAAGCAGTACGCTGGAGTTGCTGAAAACGAGGCGAAGGGGCTTGCTGGTGCGCAAGATACTCTTGCACAGTCGATGCAGGAAGCTAGAATTGCTGCGGCTGATCTTATGAAAGCTGGCGATGGCCTTGCGAGCCTATACACATCGATAGCCGGTGCGCTGGATGTACTCGCGACAGTTCTAAATTCCATCACAGCATACAACGATACATTCGGTTCGGGACTTGAGGATGCTGGAGACAAAGCAGAAGAGGCCGCGCCGAAGTTCGAGACTCTGAAAGAAACGCTGAAGTTTTTGGCTTGGTTTATTTTTAACGCAAAAGAGGAGTTTGTAGATTTAGGCAATTATCTAGGCTATCTCGGAGCGATATTGGACACCAAGGTTGGCCCTGGAATGTTTGATAAAATAGCCGAACTTAACGCGATGAGGGCGGAAGAGCGGTCAGGCATGGAGCAGAGGGTAACGGATTTTGTGGCCGCACTGAATAAAGTCCCGGATGCTGTTAATGGCGCGTCCGATAGTTTCGAGGTACTCAAGAAAAAACTGAAAGACGATGCCGCTGAGGAAAAACGGAAATCTGCAATTGTTGGGATCATCGAGACGCTTGAAAAGCAGATTGCAACAATGGGCATGACAAGCAAACAATTAACCCTTTATGAACTGGCTGTCAAAAAGGCAACACCAGCACAAAAAGCATTTGTCGGCACGCTGATTGATGCGGTAGAGCAGGAGCAATACCTGAATGACGAGCTTGATAAAGCAATCGAAATGCAGGAAAAGATGGAGCAGGCTTATGATGACCGGATGAAGTCAAACAAGGATGTTATCGAGGCGCTTAGAGAGGAGATCGAATTAACCGGCCTCAGCGCACGCGAGCAGGCCATAGAGAGAGAGATTAGGCAACTATCGACCGATGCTAAAGTCGATGACGTAGCGGCTCTTAGAGAGCTAGCTGGCGCTCGCTATGACGATGCAGAGGCGGCACGTGATCAGCTAAAGGCTGCGCAGGAATTTGAGAAACAGCAATCAGGGATTACACGGAGTCTCACTGATGCTCTGATGCGTGGCTTTGAAAACGGGGCAGGATTCATTGATAATTTTATTGACACCCTGAAAAACATGTTCAATACGCTGGTGTTGAGGCCGCTTATACAGCCCATAGCCAGCACTGCGGCCGCAGGAATCACCGGTCTGCTAACGCCAGGTGGCGCGTCTGCTGGTGGTGCAGGTGGCGGTTTTGGATTGTCAAATGTTTCATCACTGTTTGGCGGTAACAGTTTTGCGAGCTCGCTAAACGGCATTGCAGAGGGATTGTTTGGATTTGGTGGCATCCCAGCAGGCGGCGCAGCAAGCGCAGGCGTCATGCCTGTCGCTGGGGGCCTGTCTAATGCCCCGTCGGCGATCTTCGGAGGGACAAATCTCGCTATCGGCGGTGCTGGACTGCTTGGTGGTTTCGCAGCTGATGCGATCTTCGGCGGTAAAAACTCGGGGACATTAGGTGGCATAGGATCATCAATAGGCATGGCAGCAGCGGGTCCAATTGGTGCTGTAGTTGGCGCTGTTATAGGTGGACTGCTAGGAAAAATTGGTGGCAAACCCTCGGACAAGACGCAATGGGCGGGATTCACCGGCGGCGACAACGCCCTGTTTGCCGGCGGCGAAAGCGGCGAAAAATTCAGCCAGGAGAGCCGCGACGCCGCCACCCAAATGGCGCAGGCGCTGCACGCCTTCCAGGGCTCGCTGGATCAGTACGGCGCATTCGACAAGTCGCTGCAGGTGCAGGTCGGCGAGCGCGACGGGATATTTATTCAGGCGTCCGACATTGGCCTATCAAATCAATTGGGTCAGTCGCCCAACGGCTCGAAAACGCTAGAGGATGCCACAACGATCTTCAGCGGTTCAAACGCCGAAGAGGCAATGGCCGCCGCATTTGATTACATCTGGGAAAATTTCCTGGAGACAACAGAGAGCTTCAGCGAGTCGATGATAACGCTCATGACCGGGCTCACCGATGCCGAGGAGCGTTTGACGGCGGCCACCTCATTCGGCGCCATCCAGTCCGTGCTCGACGCCGATGTTTTTGCCGACTACGCGGCAGCCGTGGAGCTGGCCAACCGCACGCTATGGGATGTCGGCCAGGAGCAGTACAACACCCTCCTGGACCTGGCGTCTGCATACGATGGAAGTGTGGAAGCAACGCAGACGCTTGCAAACGCAACAGTCCAGAGGTATCAAACCGAACTGGCATTGTTGGCAC